TGTATGAACCTACCGATGAAGTTAGTAGGAAATTTCTCCAAATTGGAAGAAACATTGATCCTGACATAGAAAAGTACTCTAGGTCAGTAAATGTAGATTCTAAACCTACTTGGGTTAGGGAGACGGCTGATGGATCTAAGGCATGGTACCAGAATGGGAAACTTCATCGTGATAATGGGCCTGCAATAGAGAACGCTAATGGATCTAAGGAATGGTACCAGAATGGGAAACTTCATCGTGATAATGGGCCTGCAATAGAGTACGCTAATGGAAAGTCATGGTACCAGAATGGGAAACGTCATCGTGATAATGGGCCTGCAATAGAGTACGCTAATGGATCTAAGTTTTGGTACCAGAATGGGAAACTTCATCGTGATAATGGGCCTGCAATAGAGGACGCTAATGGAGAAAAGTCATGGTACCAGAATGGGATACTAGTAAGCCAATCTGACGTTGAATCAGGAAAATGGGTTACTATAGATGGACGTCATGTATTTCTTTCTGCAGGTGAGTAAGTAGTATGGCTGCATCTCCAATCAATCTAACAATAACTGCTGACATATCACCTCTTGTCCAAGAATTGCAAGGGCGTGGTATTCAAGTCCTCCAGCAATTCGGCAAGGATACTGGAATTGTCTTCAAAGACATAGCAGCAGTTACTGTTGTCACTACTACAGCTTTAGTTAAGTTTGCTGAGGCGGCGAAGAATGCGTGCGGTGATGTTGAGAGTTCCCTTGTCAGTGTCGAACATGCATTTGAACTCGTAGAACATGGAGCAAAGAAGTTCATTGAAGTAGCTGGTGGACTAGTTATAATGACTAAGTCTGCTGTAATGTTCTATACAGCTCACCAGAGGATGAAGGAGTTTGGAGAAACTTTACTAAATACTGCTCGAGCAGTTGAAATCTACGAATCTGCTCTGGCTATTGTTCCAATTTCTTTAGCAATCATGACTGAAAAGTCAATTGGTTTAGCTCTTGCTCAAAACAAACTTAACAAGGAGTTTGCTCTTACAGCTGCTCAGCAGAAGAAATCATTTGAAGAAGTAGCTACTCTCGCAACCATGGGAACCATGGCTGGAAACAAAGACGTTGAAACTGTTTTCCAGAAGATGGCAGTCCAGGATATACCAGCACTAATTGATGAATTCCAGAAGTTAAAAGACCCAGTAGAGAAAGCAAAGTTTGCTGTCGATCATTTTGGAGACAACGCAGCTAAAGCTCTCCCTCTCTTAGATGAGAGGATGAAGGCTAATGCCAATCGAGCTTATGAGCTTGCTGTCGCTTTAGATCCTCACGTCCGTGAGTCCCTTGATAAACTTAGTGAGACCATCCACCATCCTTTAACTTGGTTGCAGATACTTGCTGACGCCTGGAGAGATTTCAAGTTATCAGCGAAAGAAACAGTAGCTCTAACAGTTGTGAAGGCTGGTGATTTGGGAAAAGGTGAGCCTCCTGATCCTGGTGCGGAGTGGATGAAGAAACAAGGTGTGGGGTTTTCTCAAGCACCTTACAAAGCTACACCTTCTTATCTTGAGATTGCGAAAAGTTGGGATGAAGCTAAGAAATCAGTTGATGCAACTAATGCAGCAGCTGAGAAGTATACAGATATTCTAAACAAAGGCGCCGGTGTTTCTAAGAGCTTACTCGGTCTGTCGGACGCAGCTATCTCGAAAGATGCTAACTCACTTGAAAATCTTAGTAGAAAACTATCCGAACTCAAAGAGAAACTAAAAGGTGAAGAAGTAATTCTACCGAGTATGACTGGTGGGCCGGGTGAAGGTGCTGTTAGAAGTCTTATTGTCCAGGATCAGAAAGCTGTTGAGGCTCTTAGTGCCAAAATCAAAGGGATGGAGGGTGCCGCTGAAGAAGTAAAGAAGCAGGCAGAAAGAACTCTTGAGATAAGAACTCAAGAGATTGAAGTAACTAAAACCTTAGCTCAAGAAGAAGCTACTTCAAAAGAGAGCAACATCAAAGCTCTTTATGACATGGGAGTAATTTCTGCTGAGCGGGAACTTGAGTTACTAAGAACCAATGAGAACAAGAGATTTCTAGCCGAGGCTGATGCTAACTTAGCTCTCCAGGAATTAGCAAAAAGTAGAGGGAAAGAAGGGGAAGTCGAGTTATCAAGAGCCCAAGGTGCCTTACAGGAGTTAACAAAGCAGCATCTAGACAAGATTGTAGCCATCAATCTTGAAGGTGCAAAACAAGTAAAAGAAGTTAACAAGTCGATAGCAGAAGGTGCTATTGCTGACGAGACTGCAATCTCTGAAGCTAGAATTGCTAGAGCTCAAGAAACTACTAAGGCTTTAGCAGCAGCAAATAAGATTACTCCTGTACAGGAGATGGTTCAGTCTACAGTTCAGGAGAGTGGCCTTTATGTTGCTAAGAAAACTGAACTGGAAAAAGAATTGAGTTTAATTGATGCTAACGACGACAAGCAGAAAGAAAAGTTTCAGCACCTAAACGACGAACTTGAACTTCTTGAAATTCACCACCAAACTGAACTTGATAAGATTAGATCTTCTGGATCAGCTAAGGAACTACAGAAAGAAGTTCAAGATTCTCAGCGGATACTGGCTGAGACAATAACTCGAGACGATTTCGTTCTGAAAACTGAGCAAGATACTAATGCTCAGCGGTTGAAAAATCATCAAGAAACTCAAAACCAATGGTTGAAGGATGAGATAACAACACTAGATAAGTGGTACGCAGCTCAGAAAGAAGCTTACAAAAAAGCTGAAGCTGACATGGCTGCAATGAAGGGAATTGATTCAGCTGAATACAAGAACCTAATTGAGAGAGAAGAAGCACTTGATCAGGACTGGGCGTTGAAGAGAAAGAAACTTGTTGATCAGATGAACCAGCAGTACAAGCAGTTAATGAACCAATTCCAGCAAGAATCAAATAATGCTATTACTTCAGCGTTGATGGGGACTGAGAAGTGGTCCAAAGCTTGGACTCAAGTTTACAACAGTATGATGTCATCCCTCATTCAGTTCGGTCTGAAGTGGGTAGAGCAGTGGGCTATAAACGAGTTGAAGACGTTGGTTCTTACTAAGACTACAACCGCTACTAACTCCCTTACTCAGATTACTGCTGCAGCAGCAGTAGCAGCAGCAAACGCAGCAGCAGCAGTTGCTGGTATTCCAATTGTAGGACCGGCTCTAGCAGCAACTGTGGGTCCGGCTACCTACGCAGAAGTAATGGCGTACGCAGCAATGGCTCAGTTCGAGACAGGTGGGTTGGTACCAAAAACCGGTATGATAATGGCGCACGAGAAAGAAGGTGTGCTACCGGCGAGATTAACAAACATGTTGATGGGTGTAGCAAATTCGGGGCAAGGTACTGGAAGAGACATGAAGATGAGTGCACCTGGTGGAAATACTACGATTAACTACACGCAGCACATCAACGCAGCACAGGGGATTAGTGCAAAGGAGATTGGTGCACATTCAGTAGCAGCACTAACTTCGTACGTCAGGCGGATGAATCTTCGACCTGCTTAAGGTTGAAAAACTTTCAAGGAGAAAAATAAAAGATGGGAAACTTAGCGCAGTTACAAGCAGCGTCGAGGAGCGCCTCGCCGCTTATCGGGCAACCTCTCGGAGAATATGCAGGAATCCGAGACAATGCTGTTGCAACAAATCTGGATGAACTTACTTTGTTTGGTAGTGGAGCAACAGGTGCTTTTGGGGACCTTCTTGTAGGAGCCTTAACAGCGCCAGCCGCACCCACTGTCACGCAAGGTGGAACAGTTGGTTCGACAAACTACAGCTACGTTGTGGCTGACCTATCGAATCTGGGAGCCGCTCCGAGTTCTGCTACACAGACGACGACTGGCAACGCGACGTTGTCTGCAACTAATTACAACATTGTCCAGGCTACTGGTTTGGTTGCTGGGCATACGTACGGAATCTACCGGTCAGCTTCTTCTGGAACTCCTTCTGGAACTGGACTTCTTGCAACGTATACTGTTCCAGTTGTAGCGCCAGCTGATGCTTCTACAACCAATCTTGTTAACACATACACTATTAACGACACCGGTCAGACTGCTACTACAGCAGATATTCCAGTCAACAATACAACTGGATCAGCTAACTTTGCTGGGCCAGTAGGTTGCGCTACTGTTTTTACGGGCGGTAACGCCACTGGGATGGGTGGTTTAGTAGTAGCAGCGAGTGCCATTGGCTTAACTTTGACTACTACTCAGGTTCTAGCTGACATTCTAGTTAGAACAGGTGCGAGTGGTGGTGCAATCAATGATACACTTCCAACTGCGGCAGCTTTGGTAGCAGCAGTTGGTCCTGGAATCAAGGCTGGCGCCATTCACCGTCTTGAGTACAGAAACGAGTGTACTGGTACTAACACAATTGTCACCTCTACTGGAATTACTCTCCGAACAGGGAACACCAACACAGCTTTGACGACAACGTCAAGGTTCTTTACTTTCGTGTTTACGAACGTTACTCCAGGATCGGAAGCGATCCAGGTAATCACTGGACCCGCATCCGCTTACTAACTCTCTATCTGGCCATCCTCCGGGCTATAGGTAGAGCGGGAGCTAGCTTCTTACCATTTCTTCGCTGGCTCCCGTTTCTCATTCTATGAGTACAAACTTCTTTCCTGACTTACCGGGTTTTACCTGGACAAGAAAGCGTGCAGTGAATCAAAATACTCTGATTCAGACTTCAGCAAGTGGATTAGAAGCGCGTAGCGCACTTATGGTTCTACCTCGATACGAATGGACCTTGCCCTACTCATACTTGCGTGAAGGTACTCCTTGGTTCGATGTGGAGAATTTGGAGGGAACTTATCTAGCACAGCAAGGTCCTCTAGTTACAATGTTTTTTAGGGACCAGTTCCAGAACTCAGTAACAGGACAGTTTATAGGTACTGGGGATGGAACGACAACTGCTTTCCAAGCTGTTCGAACGATTCAAGGTGGAGATGGCCAAGCTTACCAGGATCCTGTGTTTGGATTTGATACGCGAGGTTCTTACTCCTATGGTCCCTATACAAGACCGGCAGCTTTAACTCCGCAGGCGTATGACAACGGCAGTCCAGTTTCAGCCACGTTTACTACTGAGACAGGAGTAATAACTTATGGATCTGCTCCTGCGTTAGGACACAATCTAACAGCAACTTTCAGCTACGTGTTTAGAGTCCGTTTCTCAGACGATAACATGCAGTTTGACAACGTGTTTAACGCATGGAACACAATGGAGGGTCTCAAGTTGATTCAGACAAGAGTATGATATCTAGAAATCCAAATACCAACCCAGCTGTTGATTTCCACAGTATGTTCTGTGGTTCTTGTGGTGGACCACTTGATGCTGGACACAATACTGAATGTAAAGATCTTCCACAAAAGTTTTGTACCCAGTGCGGACAACTCAAACATGACTATGTTTGTGCTCCAGATCCTCGTAGACTTGAACGCTACGGGCTTGTAGCGTCGAGTGCTACTCCTGCAGTCAAGAAACCGCTGAAACCAATCTTCTAGTATGTTAGCAGCTTCTCCTGCACTAGTTAACTTTCTCGGTTCTGGTGAGCCTTTTATCGGAGCCGACCTTTACGTCATAACTTTGGCTAGCGGGACAGTTCTCTACCTAACTTCTCTCGATCGTGCCGTCACGTATACAGGAACAATATCAGCCAATCCCGATTATGGAACACATACATACTTAAGTATGGGGCAGTCCGCTTCTGGCGTGCCGTTAATACAAAGGTCAAAAGTCCAGAAGTCAATCTCTTCGTCTTCTAAAGTTGATTTGACAATCTACGCCAGTCCAGGCACTCTCATACTTAACCAGCAAATTCTAACTACAATCGCACAAGGACTCTGGTCGAATGCTCAAGTATGGATTAGACGAGCGTTTATCCTTCCAACTGATGTACCCGCTAACTGGAATACTCCAATTCCAACGAATCTTGGGAGTACAGGTGATGGAACAGTTGTTTGGTTTCTTGGGTATGTAGGATCGGTTACTAAGCTCGGAATGTTGAGTGCTGAGCTTGAAATTCGAGACCTACTCTGGTATCTTAACAGGCCACTTCCTAAGAATCTTTACTCTCCTGGATGCTACCATGCGCTCTATGACGCAGGCTGTGGAGTTGTGAAAGCTACCTACTCAAGAACTGGAAACTTCGATTCTGGATCCACAACTACTACAATCTATGTTCCTGAAACATTCGACCAAGGTGTCCCTGTAGCACCTGTTTGGAGTAGTGACCCAATTACAGAAGCAGGTTCGAAGTATACTTTGAATGCTGCGACGTACTACACAGTTTCAACTTACCTTACTAACTACGGTGAGACCGCTGCTTCAGCTGAATGGAACTATACTGCGTTAGCTAACGCACTAATCACAGTAGCATCTCCACCCGCTGTAACTGGTGTGATGTATTGGAATTGTTATGTAGGGCTTGAGCCTGGAAATGAACAACTTCAACAAGGACCTATTGCTATTGGAACTAACTGGACTGAATCTGGAGGTGGAATTGACCTTACTGGAGTATACGCTCCAAACCAACCAACTTCTGGTTACTTTGCTCTCGGTGTGTTGACTGTTACTTACAATAGTGGAGCTCTTAGTGGACAGACTTATAGTGCGTACATTGAGACAAGTACCTGGAATGGGTCTTCTACTACATTGACTTTGAGAGTACCTCTTCCACAAGCTCCTGTGTCAACTGATAGTTATGTTCTTCTACCTGGATGTGATAAACGTGCTAATACTTGTGGAATAGCGCCGAGTATTGGTAATGGTGCTCCAGGAAGTAATAACGGAAAGTTTGGTAACCTGTTGCATTTTGGTGGCCACCCATACACGCCTGTTCCTGAGTCGGGTCTTTAAGGTATAAGTAACCATATGATACTCGAACCTTTGCGTACACCAAACTCAAACTGCCCGTCTTGTATAGCTAAGACTCTACACGATTCAACTCACAAAGTTGAAGACTACAAAAAGTACCATCCTACTGGTGGATATGCTTTCATGAGAGGCTCGGGACAGATTACTTACGAGCAGTTTCTCGAGAAACTCGAAGATGTCAGAAAAGCTAATCCTTCCTGAGATTCGTGATGAAGTAGTCCGTTCGTTCGACGAACTCTTCTTCATTACAGTAACTCCCTTTGATAGAATTTCCGATCTTGCTCTAGACTCTCTTGACTTCCTGTCTCTAGTTCAACTTCTCGAGCAGAAGTTTGAAATCTCCATCCCTGATCGAATCTTCGCTAAAGAAATTACTGTTTCAGACCTTGTTTCTTTAGTTAGTCGGAAACTCGATCAGAAACAAGTTTGAAAACACCTCGTCTTACTCCTTTGTATGACCCATTATACCATAACACCTTCGCCAATTAAAGCAAGGCCCGTATCTTCGCAAACAAGCATGGTGTCAAATGAAGCAGAACAGCGAATACTAGCGGTTGAAGAGGCGAAATCTTGGCTGGGAACGAAGTTCAGATATGGAGCAGCACTAAAGGGAGTTGGAGTTGCTTGTGGCCCATTTCTTTTTCTAGTGCACAAGAATTCTTGGTTGAATCTACCTTACGATCTTCCGCCACTGGCAAGGGACTGGCACTTCCACACGAAGGAAGAAAAGTTTCTTGAACAGATTAAACGGTTCACTCACTCAGTAGAATTTCCACTTCCCGGTGATGTAGCAATGTTCCGACTTGGAGCAAAGGATCGCCCTTATTCTCACGGAGCTATTGTAGTTGACTGGCCCCATTCCGTTATCCACGCCCACTTCCATCTGGGAGTAATTCAATCTGACGTTACTACAGAAGTTCTACTAGCTACTGCGTCTGAAGTATCTTTCTGGTCTCCTTGGCAGTAACCAGTCTCCGCAAGGGAAAGTTGGCTTCCTGGGAGCGCAGCTGATATAGCTGTGGCAGTTTGCTGCCAACTTTCCCTTGCGGTTCGAAGTAACCTTACTCTTCCCATATCTAGATATACTTTCTAGAAGTTAACTTACTATGAGCGGTTCACTCGGTATCGGTAATTCCAACGCAGCGACTGATCCCGCGTTGGATGGGTATAGGGTCCAGACATCGATCTTCGGATCTGGTATACCGATTCTTCTTGGTACCTGCCGAGTTTCTGGAAATGTTACTCAGATTTGGAACTGGCAATCATCTTCCTCTCAAGGTAAGTCGGGAATTGGAAAGAATAAGGGATCGAGTTCTTTTAACTATACAGCGAGTTTCATAATCTCTTACTGTCAAGGAAACATTCTTGGTACAAGTGGATTTACTATACTAGCTGGGTGGGTTGACAAGAACCAGATAACTGGTGTTAACCCGTTTGCTTTTGGGTCGAGTGGAGCTTACGGGCAAGCACCTTGGGCAGGCGGGCAGTATCAACTAGCATATTCAGAGGAGTTTTATCTCGGATTCACGAATACAAGTTTAGGTACTGCTGGAAATATATCTAACTACTCATGGGAACTCAAGAGTCCTTTTACTTTCTTACCTCTTGCTTGGCTAGATGCTTTGTGTACTGATGCTATCTACGCTGTCTTGCGGGATTTTCACATGATGAATTTTCCAGACAGTCAGATAGGTGATATGACAGAAAGCATCTCCTACTGTTTAGCTTACCAGATTGGAGTTTCACCGGTTATCAATGCTCAGGATACTGCTCAGACAATTCTTCAGGAATTGTTACTCGTATGTAATTCTGAGATATACAGTAGTGGTGGATTTATCAAGATAGGTTGTTGGGGAGATACAACAAAGACACAAAACTACTCTCCTGCTGGAGGATGGGGATCTGGAGCTACAGGTACTGTTAATCTGGACGTAAATGAAGTAGCATCTGTTACAATAACTTCTGGAGGTTCATATCTAGCACCCCCAACCGTTACTTTTTCTGGTGGATCGGGAAGTGGAGCTACTGGAGTTGCACTACTCGGGAATGGGTTGGGAATGAAGCCTGTTGTTGGTGTCCAGATAATTACTCCAGGTTCATATACAGCAGCACCTTCAATTACTTTCACTCCAGCAACGAATGCAACTTTTACTCCAGACCTCACTCCAATCTACGCTCTTGATAATGACGCTTTCATAGTAGGAGATAAGAGTCAAGATCCAATAACGTTTTCTTTAGATCCAATTCAAGATGCAAGTAACACTGTCTATTACGAGTGGACGAACAGAGGAAGGCAGTATAATCTCGAAACTATCTCAGATTCTGACGATGATGCTATAAACAAGTATGGACAAACTATTGGAACTGTCCAAACTATCCATAGTGTTACTGAGGCAATCGTCGCAAGCCAAGTAGCTTCTGTCCAGTTGAAACGAGGAATCTACTACCTTAGAAAAGCGCAGTTCACACTTGGTTGGGCCTATTCTCTACTTGAGCCAATGGATATTGTTACTGTGCCAGAGCAGTATCCTTCGACAAGTGTAGTCGGAGTTAGAATTACTTCGATTGAAGAAGACGAGAGTGGAAATCTCGCGATTGAAGGGACGGTTCTTCCTTACCCAATCTGTAACCCAGCCATCTACGCTAAACAGACATCTGGCGGGTATACTCCTGGGCTAACAGCTTTACCAACTGAGACAATCGCACCAATCTTCTTTGAATTACCTCCTGAACTTGCTCAGACGTATACAACGACTCAGCTAGTTTTATCAATCTCGCTTGCTGGCGGAACGGGTTGGGGTGGGGTTAATGTATACCTATCTACGACAGGAGAAAGTGGTCCATATATGCTAGTAGGTATACAAAAACTTGCATCCGTCATGGGATTCTTGACGGCAGCTTACGCCTTTGGAGCAGATCCTGATACTGTTAATCTACTTCAAGTTAACGTTCAACCATCAAACGGAGTAATTGATCCTGGAAGTTCTTCTCTAACTTCTGCTAACAATTTTACAACATTGGCGCTTATAGATCAGGAGGTTATAAGCTATGCTTATGTTACGATGACAGGAGATAGTGAGTATAGTTTCGAGAACGCTACTCCACTCATCTACAACCGGCGTGGTGTGTTCAACTCGTATGAGACTGCTCACGCGAGCGGAGCACCCTTCTCAGTAATTGGTGATGGCAACCAATTCATTTACGAATACAGTCCCCAAGATATCGGAACTACTCTCTGGTTTAAGTTCCAAGCTTTCAATGAAGGAGGTCAGAACCTTCAAGACCTCACCTCCGTAACGGCTTACCCGTGGACGTTAACAGCTCCATTCGTGAGAGGTCCTCTAGCTGTAAAGCCGTATGGAGACATCTACATATTCGCCCCAAACGGTTACTCGCCTCATCTCGCACAGATTAACGGTAGTTCTGGAGTAGCTGGCGGGAGCATCCAAATCTCTGTTACTCCCCCAGCTAATGCACTTTCAACTACTGTTGTCGCACCTATAATCTCGCCAACGGGAACAGTTACTGCTACAGGTGGAACTCTACTACTTGGTACTTACTACGCTCAAGTATTCGCTGTTGACGCTTCTGGAAACTACAGCAGTGGATCAAATCTGACTGAGTGGACAACAGCAAATGGTACTTCAAAAGTTCAGTTTTCTGTGACATTCGGAAGTTCGGTCGTAGGCTATGAAGTATTTGTAGGTACAGATCTCGACCACCTTGTTGGCCAAGGACAACAAACTGGAGCACCTACTTCAATCACACTTACATTCCAGTCAGAAGAAGGTTACGGTCCTCCAGATCCAAGAGCAGCTATCTGGCATGCACGAGCAAAGAGAGTTATTCATGGTGGCATCTTTAGTACGAATGTTGAAACAAGTTCCCTTGCAGCAATTGAGATTTACATCCCTTCGGCCGCTACAAGTGATGAGTTTGCCGGTAGATATCTTATCGCAGTCAGTAAGTACGGACTTCCACAAACACAGTCGTGGAGTGTGATTCCAATTCTACATAATGATACAGGAACTCCATACTGCACACTTACTGTTGTTTCGGGTACTGGTACACTTGTTGGTCCTGGTGACTTGGTCCTTGTTTCAATGCAGGTTACATCCGCTACTTCTACAACTACAACTGATAGTGGTTTAGTTAGTCCGTACGCTCCTACAGGTTTGTATCCTTCTGTAGTTAGTGCTTCTTGGTCGGGTGGAGTCGCTACACTCACATTATCTTCTATCAATGGAATTATTAGCGGAAATACTTACACTGTAGCTGGAATCAATCCTTCAGGGTACAATGGGTCAGTTGTTCTCACAGTTGTTGATAACATTCATGTTACATATCCTCTTGTTTCAAATCCAGGATCATATGTAAGTGGAGGATCTGTAGCTACCAACGCTGAAGCTAACCAGATTCTTCGAGTTATCTATGATCCAACTGGAAGTGCACAAGTAGGTAGCGAGGTAACAATTCTATCAAACACTGAAACAACATTCACTCATACTCCTTGGGCTTCAATTCCTGGAGTAGGAGCTGTTCTGATTGAAGAAGAAGCAGCCTGGAGAGTTGACCAGACAACAACTGAGAATACAAACTACATCCAGCCAAACATTGTAGCTCCAAGTTTACAACCAGTTATAAACATCGATTCTACTCCGTTACAAGGTTATCTTGCTCTCGTAGAGTTACTTTCTCAAGATATTGATGGAAATGATTCTGAGGAGATAGGTAACGGGTTCAGAATGTTGTACATAACACCAGGGTCAGTTTTGCCAAAACCTACAGTAGTAGTAAGTACAACAACAACATTACAACCAGTAGCTCAAAGTGTAGTAGCAAATGCAGGAAGTGGAGCTTTTACAATCACGCTTCCTCCATTCTCGTTGTGGGCTGGTCAAGATATCATTATCCAGAAGAATGATTCAAGTACGAATGCTGTTACTTGGCAATTGAGTTCTGGAGACTCTATTCCTGGAACAGGATCTAGCGGCACTCTTACAACACAAGGTGCCACAATCAAGATTACGGCGGTCCTACCCTAGATGGGATATGGAATAGCTCAGACAAACACCAGTGGTGGAAGTGGTTCTATTGCTGTTATCACTGTCACCATGACAGGACCAACAACTATAACACCTCCATCAATTTCAGCTCCAGCGTCCTGGATTCTAATTCTAAACCAAGATTCAACAGGTGGGCGAGTCGCCACCTTTCCAACTGCAGATTTTGCTGGAGCAGCTGCTTTTGTTGGAATGCTTCTGACTGGAGCAAACACCTATAGTAGTTTCTTGTTTACAATAAGAGCTTCCGACGGGAAAAGTTTGCTTGTTGGTGCTCCAGCTACAGGAATATCAACTACATGAGACTATACATAGTAGTAGTACTTTCAATTCTAGTGGCTACCTGGGCGGCTTTCTATCTACCGGGAGTGGATGCTCAGGGGCCTACGGGTACTCTTCAATTCCAAACTTACTTAGCTCCTGGAAGTGGAGCTGTAACCCGTAGTGGTTCAGCGAAAGTTGGAGATATGCTTAGTGTGTTAGATTATGGAGCAGATCCGACAGGTACGAGTAGTTCCCAAACTCCAATAACTAACGCCTTAACGGCAGCAACTACATCCATGCAAACTGTGTGGGTCCCTCCAGGTACTTACCTAGTAAGTGGAATTACTGTACCGCCAGGAGTAGACATCAGAGGAGTACCTGGTGCTTCAATTCTTCAAGGTACAAGCAGTTCAAATCCCGTTATGTATGTAGGTTCTACACTTGTTTACGGTAATCGTTTCGGTTTGATTCAAGGACTTGTATTCAATTGTAACTCCGTTGCTGGAATAGGTCTTTCAGTTGAGTTGGCAGTAATGCGTAGATTCTCAGATTTAGTTTCTGAAAACTGCGGAACTGTAGCTTACCAAATTGATACTACACAGAATAGTCAGTTTTTCTCACTAGACGCAGAATCTTCGGCTATCTGTTATGCTATCTACAATGGCGCTGGAAATAACATATTCACTCGTGCTGAATGTTACAACCCAGGAGCGACAGGGTGGTATCTTGGGCAGAATAGTTCTCTTCCAGGGTACTCATGGGGAATCTTTGCTAATACACCTACTTCAAACACGATATCTAGAACAGTTATAGAGAATGGAGGTATGACTCGAGCAGTTTGGGAAGCGTACGGTCTTGATAATTCTTTTGAAGATGGGAATTGGAGTACTAACACCTTAGGAACTGGAATGACGGCGATGCTTGAAGTAGATAGCAATTCTAGTTTGAGTAAATTCTACCGAATTCTATTCAATACTGGAACTTCTACAGCACCACACGTGATTAACAATGGTTACCAGACTACAATGAGAGACTGTTACCATAATTCTACAGTTGGTATACAAATCCAGTCTGGAAATGACATGAAGCTTTTTAATCCATTCTTAAGTAACTCGGGTGATACATTAGTAAACTTAGCTGGGTCCGCTCTGGCAAACCTTCAGATGGAATATACAGATCAGGTAGGGCCGACTGCTGGAAGACCTTCTTATGGCGGTGTTGGCTACCGAAGTGCTTACTTTGATACAACAGTTGGTTATGCGGTTTGGTACAATGGGGCCGGTTGGGTAAATGCTGCCGGAAATGCTCCAGGCGGTTTGTGGACGTTCCCTGGAGTTGTTTCTACAAACAACTTTGAGGCTTGGGATTCTACTGGAGTTACCACCGATTACGGGCGCCTAGGTATCAACCCAAATAGTGCTCCTGGTTTAGCACTTCCTAACAATGGCGTCTTCTCGTTATCTTCGGGCGGGCAAGCATTTGATTCACCGGCACTTAGTTTAGCAAACTGTGGAGGAGGCGGTTGGTGTGCAGGAAATGGTAGCGGTTCCGACTACAGCGCCACATTGCAAAGTGGAGTTGTCTCAAGTGATCCAGGATGTACTTCTTCTTCTCACATAGGAAAACTCTGGTTTAACGTCTCAACTTCAACGACTGTGTTTAAAGTTTGTACTAACAACGGTGGAACTGTTGGGTGGAGTCTGCCAGGTGGAGGAGCATTAACCAACCCGATGACAACTCTAGGAGATGTCATCTACGGAGGTACAAGCGGTACTCCAACAAGATTAGCAGGAAATTCATCGGCAGCAACCGAGGTATTAACTTCTACCGGTACAGGATCAGCAGCTAATGCTCCTATCTGGGTAGCTTGGCCTTTTAGCACAGGAGTTCCTTCTGCATCTTGTGGGTCACTTGCGGGTACAAACAGCTCCTGGGCAGTATCTGTTCCAAGTGGTTCAGTAACGACTTGCAGTGTGAGTTGGGGTGGGTCGTTTAGCCCTCACGCATGTACTATGATGGCTTCAGTTGGTGGAGCTAATCCTGCGGGGTTCATATCGGGAACGGGAATAGTAATTGCTTTCAGTACGTCTGTAGGCGGAGGATTCTTCTATGGAATTTGCTTCTAGCCTAGAGCCTTATCAATCACTTCTTGTTTGTCAACAAGAATCTTGACTTGCCTTGCGTCAGTTGAATTCTCAAAGATGAGGTGCTGAATAAGAACTGCACCCTTCTGTCCAATCCGGTGGAGCCTATCCTCCGCCTGTTGTACTACTGTCGGGCGATAGTCAAGTTCTACGCAGAGAGCATAAGAAGCAACATTCAGTGTAAATCCTACTGCTATTGTGATTCCACAGATGATTAACCTACACTTTGGATCTGTCTGGAATCGATCAATTTCTCGTTGTCGTGAAATCTCGTCAACATCTCCATAAATACAAGCAGTTCCTACTTTAGGTGAGAAAGTTTGGTAGAGTTGTTGGATAACGTCGACATGGTGAGCGAAGCATACGACTTTCGAGTGTTCATTCAGCATCAGTTGAAGATACTCAATCATGTACGGAATCTTAGCAACTGCTACTTGGTGGCGAAGTTTAGATAGTTCAGAAAACTCACTCGAATTCGATCCCGTAAGTTTCTTTACTTCTCTCTCGTATCCATCCCAGTCGCCCTTCTGCTTAGCTGCAAGTATAGCAGCTTGAGCAGCCTCAATCGTCAATTCAAGTTTTGATTTGACTCTTTCGTATTCCTGAGTTTCTCGCCCAAGTAGTTCCTTTACTTCTTTAGACGGTTGGATTGTTACGATCTGCCTGCGTTTAGGTGGTAGGTCAAGAAGTACATCTTTCTTGAGTCTACGCACCATAAACTTCCCACGGAGCCTTCCTTGAAGTTCTTCGAGATTAGCTGCTCCACTGCTATCCCACCCCCAAGGTGCTCGCCAGAGTTGGCAGTACCTTTTCGCGTAGTAATCCCAAGTAGCTCCGAGATCGTCGGGATCACAGTGCTTTACTAGTGTCCATAAGTCTTCAGGGCGATTGACCAATGGTGTGCCGCTGAGGAACATGTGTTTCTTCGCGCGAAGCGGGACCTGCTTCGCATCCCCGAACAGGGCCTTAGCCCTTAGTGCGGACCCATCCTTGACATATTGGCATTCGTCAACTATCAATAAATCCCACTCACGTTTATCAATCTGTGGACGTAGTTTTCTGAGGATGTCGTAGTTAGTTATGACAATCTTCGAGGTAGGAAAAGGAGCTTGAGAAGGAGAGTATGCGATGTCGATTGACTCACAACGTAAGAACCATTTTTGCAATTCCCTGATCCAGTTTATCTTTAGAATAGCAGGACATACAACTAGTACGTTACGAATAGTAGGATTAGCATTCATCAAACCAGCAGCCTGAATTGTTTTACCTAATCCTGGCTCATCTGCTATTAGTACTCTACTTCGTTGAAGTGCGTAAGAAATTCCAACTTGCTGGAAAGGGAGATACTCCAATCCACTAGGGACTGGGAAGTTTAGGCCGTTGCAGTTAGTAGCTCGAGAAAAGAATACATTAAGCCTATGCTTTCTTACTGCTTCTACTACGTCAGGAGAGAGTTGAGAAACTAACTCGTAAGGTTGAACAAGTTCTGGAGAATGGGTAAAGTAAGATAGACGCCGACCGTCAAGTTTCCACCCATTCTTAGTAGCTTGTTTTCCTTCTTCAGGAGAGCAGTCAAGCAGTTCGAAGCGGTTTCTTGCTGCTATGATTCTCATCTTGTAGTTCTAACGTACTCCTGAAGCCCAGAGTTCCAAGAAAATCTTGTTCCAGATTTGTATATTTCTTCACCGTGTTTGTATGTATCTAGTGGGATCGGGAAACCAAGACGTTTTAGCAGAAAAAGCTGACATGTCGTCACAGGGGAATCACTTCCTGATTGGGCAAGTCCAAATTCGTCGAAACATAGGCGATCAACTAAATCTTTGATTTTGCTGTCTTCAAAAGTTAGTGTCATTTAGTTCGAAGCCCCACTTCTTGCCAACGCAACAGGACACCGCTGAATTGGCTCAGAATCAAGTCTCCTACCTTGTTGCATTGCTTTCCAGTCATACTCCCACTTCGCACCACAAGATAGGCAGGTAACAGTAGTCAATTCTGACTTCTTGTCAGTTTGTGGAAATGACAATTCTTTGTGGGAGCAGTATGAGAAGAATTTCACCTAGAACCTCACTCTCCGAACCGGCCCTGCGACGACCAACGCATCAACATTCGTCTTAATCTCAGTGAATTCTTTCTCCATCTTGTCGCGGAGAACGTCGCTGGTCTTGACAGTTTCAGGGTCGATTCCTTCTGTTAGTTGCTGGACGCGATCAACAAGTCTCTCGAGGTCCTTATCTTCCGTGATATTCTTCGCCGAGAATCCGCAGAGGAATTCCTTGATAGCGTTGAAACTGTCCGCTCGAAGAGCCTTCCGTTTTCCAGGTTCTTGCTTTAGCCTGTCAGCCAAGTTGGTTACGAGCTCCTGCATCATCAGCCTTTGCATTCGGCTGATTTCTTCTCCAACTTCTTTCCACTGAGCTTCATTCTTCTCAGCTTCACGAATGAAGATTTCGCGGTTGACTTCTTGGAGATCAGCAGGCCCAATCTGGAACCACCGCCAGGAGAATCGATCGAGCTTTCTCCGAAGTTCTTCAACTGACGGGTAGTCTTCGATATTGAATCTTGGACCTAGGCGTTCTTTCGAGTTCTCAATCTCCTTCGGATAGTCACCAGACTCAAACCAGGTATCGATCAAAGCCTTCCGTTCGGCTACGTGAGCAGTCAGAAGCTTATCAGCTTCAACAAGATTCTTGATAGGAATCATTCGTGCTCCACGGAGAGGTGAAGGAACTGCTAACCGATCGAGTTTGAATCCGAGAAGTTCGTCAGACTTCTGGATAGCGTTGAAGTGTGCGCTGCTGAGCAGATACTTGCTGACGTAAACCCAACGAGGGTCAGTCTTTGGCTTCGGAGTATCAGAATAACTGAAATCGCTGAAGTCAGGTTCTCGTTCGTTGATAGGATCGAGATTGAGGGTTGAACTCTTGATCGTTTTCGAGTTTCCCCAAGAACCTTTACTTACTAGGAGAAATCGAACCTTGTCGGTAATTCGTGTAGTCGTCTCGGTTTCGAGTTTTTCCAGAACTGTTTCCATTTTCTTTCCTCACTTTAGATATACTGTTAGAATCTCACTCTTCGCAGTTTAGAAAATTCAGGTTCCTTTGTTTGAACAACGTCATCCTTCGTAGCAAACCAAGAACCTACTACTTCCAGAGGTAAATCTTTTCCTGGGCGATAACCTTCTGCAACTTTCTGGAACTGTACTTCTTCCAGAATTTGAAGTGCTTCCCAGCGATCTTTCTTCGGGCTTAGGGTCTTGAACCCATACTTCAGACTACCAGTCCGTCGACCAAAAGCATACTGGACGATATAACGCCCATCCGGGTTACGAACTAACCAGAGCGAATATACTTTGTCGCTGGTGCCTTGTTGGTAGTAAAGAGTCTTCGTCAGCTCGACTTGCATACAAACTCCTTAGTGCTGATGCTCGTGTTCTCCGTGCCCGTGAGAATGCTCGTGCTTGGCGTTTGGTTTCTTTGTTCGAGTAGTTGTTCCGCCGGCCATCCGAGCCATCTCACGCAAGAAATTCTCTGCGGAAGAATGGTTTGGACCTGAGATTTTGTCAGTCGAGGATTTGATTGTACCGTCCTCGAGCACTTCGATTTGAAATTCATCAGCCATAGTTTCTCCTAGTAGTCAGTCGTCTCAAAATCTTTGAGGTCTCGAGCTATTTCTAGTTCCTCTTCTTCGACACAAGCTTGGCAACGAGTTATGGCAATATCTTCTCGATAAGTTGGAAGCTGTTCTAACTCTCCAGGATCAACTCCAGAAACCTTTAAGTGAATTACAATTCTCTCTAGGAGACTTTGAAGAACTTCTTCTTTGGAGAAGCACGCGGCACGTTTTCCAGAGACTGAGTACTTTCGAATAGAAATTTCAGTTGTTCCAGTTACTCCTTGCATATGCTCCCAAAAGAGCTTATCTGCGTCAGAGCAGGGAGAATACGCGTCATGCATGAAATCAGCTTCGAGAAGCTCAACACTAACATGAACTTCAACGTATTCTGGATTTCCACAGTGTTCAAATCTGTATTTCATCTTTAGTTTCCTTTCTGGACGACAAACTTTCCGGGAGTCTTCTCCTTCAGCTTCCAACCATTCCGTTTGGCCACGTGACGCACGACAGCATCGCTGTATGCCCGCTTGATGCAGTTGACGTAAGTCTTCTCGTCAGTACGATCCTGAGGGAAGACGCAAGTGAGTTTCCCATTTTCCAGAGTAACTCGTTCGCTACCTCGGTACCAGGTAACAACTCCAGTCGAACTTACAATTGGAGAAGAATACCAGAGGTTCTTCATCGCCTCAGAGAGGAGGTCGATGTTGGTGTTCTCGAGGCTGAAAGAGACCTCACTTAGGGCCACGGTGTCGCAAGGCGTATTAGTACCCTCCTTTGAACTGGCGAGAACGGTTGCTGCGGAACTTCCAGGAGCGGCGAGGAGCTTTTTCAAGATTCTCACCGCGGTGAGGTTTGCAACGGCCGCAACCACCAGAATCTTCGATCTCCCGGAGGAGCCGAACTTTCTCGATTTTGCGGTTGGAATTGTTCCATCTAACTTTCACACAACCTCCTTAACTTCTACTGGTTCAAGGACGCCATACAACTTCATCCAAGTTACACAGTAGTCAATGTGAGCAGCGTATTCTACTACCTGTGATTCGGTGTAATTCTCTCTGCGTCCTAAAGCCTTATAGTGCTCTTTCCACCACTCAACCTCGTGGTGTTCACATCCGATTGTTATGAATCCAGGAATACGAACGATGATTGCGTGACGTGTCCCAAGAATCTGGAGAGGAGTTGTACCGCTGGGAAGCAATCCTTTCGCCCCAGCCAGGTACGCCCCTCTCAGGTACGCCCCAGCCAGGTTCGCCCCAGCCAGGTTCGCCCCTCTCAGGTTCGCCCCTCTCAGGTACGCCCCAGCCAGGTTCGCCCCATCCAGGTTCGCCCCAGCCAGGTTCGCCCCCGCTCTGTTTGCTTCTAGCAAAGCAGTAACTAGATCCTCGGCGGTTGCACTTGAATACAATGCAGCTTTCGTGTATCGATGTAGAATCTCAAACATTTTAACTTCTCCTCGCGGCAGCGTCTACTAGCTTCTCGAAACCCTGCCGTGTCTTCAGTTCCGAGGTAAATTCGTGAAAGTTGATTTCAACTCCCTTAGCAAAGAAGCAAACTCGGTACTGCGGATGCGATTCCGGCGTATGCCAAGCTTCGTACGCGATACCGTCGCCGACCCACTTTGTAAGGAGTTGAGGGATCATCTAGAGCACCTGATAACCAGAACCTACAGCCTTCAGAACACAAGAGGCTACTAACGCCTTCAACATCGCTGGCCTGAGAATCGAGCAACGATTGCGGTTCCGACCGGGCATCCAGAAGTTTCCACCAGCTCTGTTAATCATCCGACTTGGGCCAGCGAGTTTGATCCAACTCCCGCGAAGGAACTTCGCCATGCCTTCAACGTCTTCCTGAGAAACAACTTCGACTGCTTCCTCAGCAGCCTTCTCGGCTTCCAGTTTCTGTAAGTAAAGTTCAACTTCGAGGTTCATGATTTCTCCTTTATCTGGTCCATATATGACCTGATAATTGATTATATATAGATTCTGTACTAATCGCAAGAGATTTCTCAAGATACTTTTGAGAAACTTTTTGTTACTTCTCGGAGAAGAATAGGTT